GGCTGGTACCTCAGCGAGATTACCAACGTCACCGCCAAGCAGAGCAAGAAAGGCGGCTTGAACTTTACCTACGAGTTCAAAGTTGTTGACGAAAACACGCCGATGAATGGTCGCTATGGTTACCGGATTATTCCGTCGGAATATCCTGGCCTGCATTTTCCGATCATTTCTGCGGCGATGAAGATTTCGACGGATTCGATCGAGATGGGCGGCTTCGACACCGACACTTTGATCGGTAAGCGTCTCTTTGTTAAGTACGAGGAGGAAGTTAATCCTACTAACCAGCAGGTTAACTCCGGCGTTCCTACCGCTTATTCTCCGGAAGATAAAGTTCCGGTCAACTAACTAGGAGGATGGGGCGCTTCGGCGCCCCTATTTTTATGACTAGATCGCCTCTTTATGACGCAATTCATTATCATGGCGAACCTGAGAATCGCCCTAAAAGAACTAAAGTAGCTAATGTACCGAAGCGCGGTAATCAAGAAGAACTTTTTGCGCACCTAACTTTTATAGACGAGCCGACGCTAGAAGACTTTACAACGCTCTCTTCATTGAAAGGTGGCGCCGCATTTATAGCGAGAGTTATTGGACTCTCCCTGGGAACCGTTCAACAAATGAAATACGTTGGTTACACGACGCGGTATTGGCACAGATACTTGGAGGCTAGAAGTGTTGAGCGTGCTAGAAATAAAGTATCCTGATAGCGTCGCTCTAGATCTCAAAGAACTAGCTGAGTTTCGCATGTTCTTGCAGCGCATGATGGACCGACGCGTTGTAGGATTCTTGCGGTATGGCCATGCAACTTCTAGGCAGAAGTATCTGACGAGGTTAAAGAAAGAACTCAAAGCGTATGAGCAACATGGCAATTACGAGCAATTAATTAACATCGCAAACTATGCGGCGCTTGAAGGCATGGCTCCACAGCATCTAAAATTCCACTTCGATCCGACAGTACTTTCAGTAACTAGGATTGAAGAATAATAACAAGGAGGAACGAGGTTAAGAAGCTAACGTAACATTCCCGACAGCCCCGTTGCTAACACCAGCGGGGCGAGCTAATTTATGGAGAACAAATGCTTAAACTAGAAATGCAACTAGCTGTTGATCCGAAATTCTTCAAGAAGTTGCCTTGGAGAGAACAAGTACAAACTATAAAGAAACTGTTGGACGAAGGAACTACAAAAGAAGACCTTGTAATTCTGCTCAATACAACTATTCGTTGGGTAAACGACGTTATTTGCGTGGCTAACTACTGGACAATCTGTAAGCACGCAGAATCGTTACAACAAGCAGTGCGTACTGCGAATCTAAGAAAGGCGCAAGAAAAGCGCCGTAACATGGAGAAATTAGCAAGTGAAGCTCCTTCAATCACACGGACAATCCTCAGCTAATGTGATGTTAGTTGGAGATTATCCAACGCAAAAAGAATATGAAGACGGCAAAGCCTTGATTGGGGGATCTTCGGATCTTCTGTCAAGGCTTTTGGCGTCTGTAGGCATATCATTTCAAGCCGCTTGGAAGACAAGTTATTTTAAGGTACCGATTCCTGGTTTTGGTTCGCCCGACCGAAAAGTACAAAACGAAGCCTTGAAACAAGCAAGGGCAATTGCAAATTGGCGTGAAATCCTTAGCAATGAAATACGTTCCGTTAACCCGAACGTTATTATCGCTCTGGGCGAACTTGCAATGAATAATCTCACTGGGCAGACTAAAATTGGCTTGCGGGCTGGTAGTTGGTATCCAACGGCAAGTGACTTTGGATTCGAAGAACCGTTTCGCGTACTTCCAATTCTAGCCCCGCGGGATATTTACGCAGACTGGAAGCAGTTTACATTAGCCAAAGCGGATCTATCCAAGGTAAAGCCTTATTTGCAAGCAAAACGTCCGATCGTTGAGGACTACAGGCTATATATTGTACGCAATCCAAACGCGCTAGCGGAATTCTTTCGTAGAAACGCGCACGAGCCGTTCGTTGTGTTCGATATCGAGACGTACCGTAACATTATTACTTGCATTGGCTTTGCGTTCAACGAGAAAGAAGCGATTAGCGTACCATTGCACGATAAAACTATTCCACCGATGGAACGCGCAATGATGTGGCGACTAGTTTGGGAGCTTCTAGCAAGTAATGTTCCCAAAGTCAACCAAAATATCAAGTTTGACTGGATGCGTTTGCAGCAACACTCCTTTATTGTTAACAACATTATCGGAGATACAATGCTGCGAGCGTCAACATTGTATCCAGAGTTCCCGAAAGGACTCGATTTCCTAACGCGAATCTACACAAACATAGGATATTACAAGGATGAAGGCAAGGAATACGATCCTAAATTACATGACTTCGATCGTATGCTATTATATAATGCTAAGGATTGTGTTGCTACCCTTAGAGTTTATAACGAGCAAGAGAAGGAAATCAAAGAGCTAAAGCTACAAAAGATCAACACGCTACTTCAAAAAGCGTTCTTTGTATATAAGCGTTTGGAGAATCGCGGAATTTGCATCGACGATTCGATTCGCACTGAGTTGATCGAGAAATACGACTCGCTGATTGCGATGAACGAAGCTACGTTGAATAGCGTAGCAGGGCATAAAGTCAATGTCAACTCGCCGCTACAGGTTGGGACGTTAATATATGAAGATCTCAAATGCCCAAAGCGTCTGAAATACAGTTCAGGTAAAACGTCTTACAAAACAGGCGAAGTAGATCTAGAAGAGTTGTATATTAATGTCATCGAAGACGAAAGCGTGGCCGATGTTCTAAAGAAGATTCTTCTTATTCGCAAGTTGTACAAAATTCGTCAGTTTCTTGACGCGATTGTGCATCCCGATGGAAAGATGCGAACGTCTTATAGGCTTTCTGGCACCACTTCCGGGCGTACTGCAACGGGAACTTCATCCGATTATATTCTTGTGGGCGAGCCTGGAAGCTACTCATGGGAAAACATGGGATTAAGTTTCCAGCAGATTCCTAAGCACGGTTTTGAGTTTGGAAACGAGACTTATGGCAAAGACATCCGCCGTTGTTACGTACCTTCTCCCGGCTATGAGTTCATCGAAATTGACTTATCTCAGGCCGAGGCTCGCGTCGTAGATGTTCTTGCAAACGATTACGAATCTCTAGCAGAATACGAGATACTCGACAAGCACTGGAAAATGGCTAAGCTATGTTTTCCAGAGTTGGGAGAATATAACAAGAAAGACCCCGCACTAGTTCGCAAGCGTCAAATCGGTAAGACTGGAAAACACGCTAGCAACTATGACGAATCGCCTTTCGCGTTTGCAATGCGTATGCACATGCCCGTACGTGAAGCTACTAAAATTCTTACTGCGATTAGGCAAGGCAACCCTAAAATAGCTAACGTCTTTCACGCAGAAGTACGCAAAGCGTTAGATAATACCAGAACGTTACGAACTGGATTCGGGCGTCGGCGCGAGTTTTTCGATCGCATCACGCCAGAAACCTACAAAGAAGCATACGCTTACATTCCACAAGGTATGCTAAGCGATCACGTTAAGTTTAATATCCTTTGCAATCTCGAAGAAAATACTAGTGAATTTGCTAGGCCGTTGGTCGAGTGGCATGACTCGATTCTTAGCGAAGTAAAAATCGGCTATCGCGAACCATACATCCGCGAGTTCAAGCGCCTAGCAGCAACGCCAATTACATTCTTGGAGGGAACTTTTATTCGCGATCACCCATTAGTCATACCAATTGAAGCTGAAGTTGGAAATAGCTGGTATGACCTGAAGGGGATTTCGATAGATGGCATTTAATTACATTGACTACTTCCTTCAGTACACGCAAAGTGCCGAATCTCCAACGGACTTTTTCCGTTGGAGCGCTTTGGTAACTTTGGCGGCCGTTGCGCGCGATAGCATTTACCACGAGCATTTGTTAAAGCGCACCTATCCTAACCTGTATGTTGTGTTATACGCAAAGTCAGGTGCGGCTAGAAAGTCTGTTCCATGCGATATTGCGTACAAGCTAATTCGCGAAGTTAACAATACGACTTGCATCGCTGGGCGAACGTCGATTCAATATGCGATCAAGAGGCTTAGCGAAGGCTTTACAACGGACCAAGGTGTTGTGATTACTGGGGCTTCTGGCTTTTTATACTCAGAGGAACTTAGTAGTTTCATCGTGAAAGATGACCATACTATTGACTTGTTAACGACTCTATTTGATTACCATGAAAAATGGGAGTCGTCTACAATTACGGGCGATACTAAAAAACTTGAAAACGTTTGTTTAACTCTGCTAGCCGGAACTAACGACGCACTATTCGCCAAGGTCTACAACAAAGATGCAGCTTATGGCGGATTATTAGGGAGGACGTTAATTATCAAGGGCGACAAAGCGAGACTAAAAAACTCGCTCATGTACCGCAATGGTGCAGAATTGTCGCGAGATCCTTTAATAAATCACTTGCGTAAGATATCTAGACTTCGCGGGCCGATGAAGTTCTCCGACGAAGCGGCTGAATACTACGATAAGTGGTACAATGAAACGGACTTCTTTAAGCACGATAGCGAAACTGGGCTAGAAGCGCGATTGCATACGCATGTGTTAAAAGTAGCAGTCTTGTTGGCTTTGGCGCAAGAACCAATTCGCATGGAAGTACAACGCGAACACGTTGTTGAAGCAATAGACTTGATTCTGGAATTGTTACCTAACTATAGGTTATTTGGCAATAGCTCTGGATCTGCGCCAGAAGCAATGCAAACTGCAATGATCTTGCAGGAGTTACTTAGACAACAAGGGCGTCCCGTAACCAGAAAAGCCTTGATTCGTCGTTACTTTGGTGAAATAAACATTTCTATGTTTGACTCCATCAAAGCTACGCTAGCTGAGGCAGGGCTAATTGAATTAGAACGTGATAGTATCGGAAATGAGACGCTGCGAGCGTCGAGCGAGGCAATTGAAACTTACATCAACAAAAGAAAAACCGGTGCTTAGGCAAGGTGATACGTATGAGCGCTCCAACAAAGATGGAACATTAGCCCGTCGACTAATTTATCGCTTTGACGCGGATTGGGTTTGGTATTATAACGAACGAGGTTGTTGGGGAGCGTCTACGAAAGAGTTTTTAAATTGGTTACAAAAAGCAAAACTTGTAAAGGATATAAATAACCATGGATAGCCGCATTACACGCAACCATAATATACTTGACTTATTAGTTTATGGAAAAACTGACTTACTGGCTTGTGGAAACTGTAGGATATGTCAAAAACATGTTCAATTTCCAGTTAATAAAATGCAGTACGAGTGGTGGAGACGGGGGATGCCTGTGCAGAACGCATTTCCTGAGATGAGCGCTGGGAACAGAGAGTTTCTAATATCACGAACCTGCGAAACTTGTTTTGATAAAATGTTTGAGGAGAAAGAAGCATGAAAACAGTCGAAGCAACGATACTAGAGCTTCGTCACGTCTACGACAGTTGGCCTGAATTAAAGATTCCTATCGAGTCCGAGCACGGATATTTCAATTTGAAGATGGAGGATTCTCACAAGGAGAGCGTGATGGCGGGAATCGAGGCGTTAAATATCTTACACCGTGCCATTCCTATCCTACGCAATCTAGCAAAAGATACTGAAAATTCTGGCATTGCGTTGTGGGCTAGCGACACGTTGAGAGAATTACCATTTTGTGAGGATGAAAATCAGAAGCGAGAGTCGATGCAACGCATGTTTAACCTTACATTTACTACAGAAGATATGCTCACCATCTTGGCGCAAGAAGTAGAGCATCCTGGATCTTTCCTACAAACAATACAAAACGAATTTAGGTGGCACGTAGGCGAGTGGTGGGGAACCTGGGACGACTGCCATGTAAAAGCAGAGCCGTTTCAGTGGCCATCGGGCCTTAAAGGAATCACAATAACAGCAGTTTTGAGGTAGAAAAACAAATGAAACGACTACCAGATAACGAACTCGACGCGTGGGGTGCGAAATGACTCCGATTCACATCGACCAATTGGAAATAGTTGGCTACTGCGGAAGATTTTCTCCGTCTGATTTACCGTTGACAGTAGTGCCGCTGCTACGGTTTCGGCGCGATCATTCGCGGCACTTTGTTGGACCGTTGCGGTTCAGGGGCATGTATTTGGTTGACGCCAAGGAGGTGAACAATGACGAATTGCGAAAACTTTTCGTGGATCGTGACATCACTGTATTCAACGTTACGTTTCCGATCACGTTCGGGCATCGACTTGAACTGCGCCGAGATTTTACCGCGAGTTACGACTTGGACCCGAGGGGACTTACTGCCGGCGAATCGGCGGATTATTGGGCGGGGAGGCTGTTATGAGAATTTATGCGCGCCGCAAAACAAACGCCGAGGCCCTGGAGCGGCAGGAGCGGGAGGGGGCAATTAGCCTGCTTCGAAAGTTGATTGATGAAGCGCGAAGTGAGAAATAAATAAAATGTCAACAATGGAAATAGTTCGGGATAGAAATGTATTTTATTACTACGAACCCCTAGCCCTTAAGCCAAGTATTTGGGACTTGTGGCTACGGAAACAAAAAGAGCGCCCAGGTTCAGGCGCTCTTGAAAAACACAAAAAATTGTTGAAGAAGAAGTTAAAGACTATTCCTGCACTTTAGTTGCTTCTCCGGTTTTCGTGTCGTACTCAACTTCTTCACCATTCTGTGACCGAAGAATAATTCGTCCTAGGTTAGCGCCAAGAATAAAATCCCTAGCCGTTTTGGCAGCCCCAGGACGGCTAGGATTTACAGATAAAAGTCTCGACGCTAGCCTAGCTTTAGCCGGATTCAAAAGAACTTTTTCAGAGAACTTTGTTAATCCAATTACAGCAGCCACTTTAGTAGCACCGCTACTGAATAATCGGCTAGGATTTCCTGGAAGTTGTGCAAGATCCGAAGCAGCTCCAAGAGCTGCGTTTGCTTCTTGCGTTTTCAAGGCTAGCAAGCCGATATTAGAAGGATCTCCAGAAATAATTGACTGCCTTTTCGCAAAGTAATTAATTGCTTTTCGTTGCTCCCCAGTCAGTAGTTGTCTCGCCACCTCCTGCGTTTTTCCTCTCGACCATTCCCGCAAAAGTGCCTGCCCGTTAACTTGCCCGGTTCCCTCGTTAGTATATTTCTCCATAAAATTTTGTAAGAATCTACCCGCGGTCAAGTCTTTTCCGGCAATGCTAGCCATTTTTCTAGCCCTGCCAGGAGAGTCGAAAGCACCTTTCCAAAAGTTTTCAGGAAGCTGTTCGCGTTCGGCTTCCATGAATTGTTTGTTTACTCGGGAAGTAAAAATTTTGAAACGTTTCTGGGATTCGCCAAGGGCTTCCTGGTATAAGTCTTTAGCTCCAGCCGGCCATAGCATTTCCATAGAATCTAACGTATCTGCATCCAGGCGCTTTTTAAGCTCTCGTAAGATACGACGTTCGTTCTTAGGAAGAAGTCCAGCTTCGTTCTCATATAACGCTCGATTGATGTTGGCTTGCAAAGCACGAACATCTGCATACGGAAGTATTTTTGCATCGCTAAATGCCTCAAGTTGTTTTGCTACCTGCTTTAGCGGACCCTGCAAAGCTGGAGAATTGTTAGCCGCTTCAATAGCACTGAGTATGCCTGGAAGCTGTGACTTGGCATAATCTCGTACGCCTTCTACGTTAATGGGACCTGCAACATTTTTAATTTCTGGGGCTGGTTTTCCAGGACGTTTTCCGTACGGAGTTACAATATCAGCCCCTGGAATCATTTTTCCGGTAGGAACTGGCCTAGTAAATGCTTGTGCGGTTTCTGCTACTTTATCGAACAAGGCATTTTCAGCAGCCCGCATTTTTTCGCGCAGTGCGACAGAGCGCTGCATTCCAACACGTCCAGCCTCTTCGCTAGACATCGCGCCGGCAATAGCATTTTTTCCAAAAGTTGTTTTAGTAGCTCCTGGAGTGGGTTTGCCCAAAGCGGATAATCTCGAAGGAGCAACAGTTAACAAATTCGCTTCGGTAGCTTTTTGTCTAGCGATAGCTTTTTGCGCTGGAGTAAGCAAGTCTTCGAGCAAAGATTGTCCGGTAACCATACCAACGGTCATTGGAACTTCTTCGGCGCCAGCGTTAATTGCTTCGCGTATCTTTGGCATTACATCCAAAGGATTGCCAGCGGTGTCGCGTGGAATTACGATCGAACTACCAAGTAGTCTTTTGTAAATAGCTTCTCTCGTGCCTCCAGCAGTACGAATATCACCTAAAAAATTTCCAACGCCACGCCCAGCCGCACCTACAAGTTTTCCTAGTCCGCCAGCCCCAAGCGCCATTCCAGCGTCAAGTAATCCTTGTTGAGTAGCTTCTCCGGGCGATACTTCTTCAATAGGGCGTGTTAGTGCTTGCCCAGCAATATCGCCCACAGCAGCTCCAACGCCCCCTTTAATTGCATCAGCTAAAAGTGGAAAACGCTGAGCAACCGCTAAACCACGACCAATGGGAGAAGCTGCGGCGGCCATGCTAAGAATACCAGCTATTGTATTTCTGGGAGTATTTATACCAGCTGGATCTAATTGCGCACGTATATCCCCCATATTGCCCCGTAGCGGCCCCGACGCCTCAGCTAGAATTTTTTCACGCGCTGGAATACGCATTGGAGCGGTAGTAGGCTTAAAGCTAGCCTCTTTTCCGCTCGCAATGGACTCCGGAGCTTTAAGTTCCGTAAAAGCGCCAGAAGCATCTTTAACAAAAATGGTGTTTCCTACTTTGTAAGTTTCTCTAGGGTCTGCCATTATTTGTTCTCCATGAAGAATTCTGCAATTCCGGCTTCTTGAATAATCTTCATTTTTTCAACATCGGACAAGCTACGATAACCAGCATTAAAATTTGCGACAAAATCTTTTTTGAGTTCTCTAATCCTGCGTAGATTGTCCGCATCTCGATTGAACCTAGGCGCTTCGGAGGGAAGAATGCCTAATTGCCGCTCGAAGTCTTTATCCGTAAGAACCCCTCGAACGCCAAGTTGCTTACGCGAATAATCTTCAATTTTAGCTCTTAGAGAAGCTGCTAGATTGGCGCGCTCGCTGACAAATGGAAGTGTCGAGGTAACTGGACTACGCGCAATTTCCTGGCGTAATCTTTCAGCATCTCTAATAAAAGATGCAGTTGCTTGCAATTGACCAATTCCATTGGCTTGAACTCTACTAAGAACTGGAATGCCTTGTTTTTTAAGTTCGTTGGTTACCGTATTGCGAAGAGCGCTGGGAACTTTACCCATATCTTCCACAGCATATGTTCCGTTTCTAAATAGATCTAAGGTACCTTCGATATCTGCAACCTGTTCACCGGCTTTTCGCGACGTGCGCAGTCCTTCAGCGAATGAAATAAGATTTTTACGATTGTTCGCGGCGACCTGTTGAACCGCCAACCTATTTGCCTGTCGAGTAGCTTCTAGTGCTGTCGCCGTTTTCGCTTTAACACCAGCGACTGCAAGATCCTGAGCGCCTTTAAGTTTAATTTCTTCTTGCTTTGCTTCAGACTTAGTTTTAGCTAGCTTAGTCTCAAATGGTAACTTAGCTTCTGCTTGCGCGCCAGCAATCTTTCCAGCTTTAGTAACTTCTGCTTGAGCGAGTAACCCCTGCTCCATCAATTTGCGACCTAGCGTTTCTTCATAACCTGGAAATTCTCGAAGATCGAATTGTCCAATTCCAGGAACATCTAAAATTGGTTGATTCACGCGATTAGTTTGAGGCAATGCAAATTCTTGCCCAAGTTGCATTGGCGCGGATTGAGGCATAGTTTCCTGCAACGGAAGTTCTTGTGCTGCACTTGGAATAAGTAATTGCTGGGCGATAGGATTCATTTGCGGAGCCGCAAGTCCGCCCGGCAAGTTTTCTGTTACCGTTGGAATACGACGTTGCCCACTGGCCAATTGCGAACGAAGCATATTTTCTACTTCGAAGCGTCGCATAGTTGCAGCGACTTTATCTTCAGCTTCTTGGCGTTTAGTTTGCCGCTCGAATTCTTTGATCTGGCGTTCGCGGTCTTGCGCTGCAATTGTATCTTGTTCGCGTTGGCGTTTAAGATTCTGGCCAGCAATAAACGCTTGGATGATGGGACCTGCAAAGTCGTTAATAGCCATAGTTATCTCTTAAATGCCCCCTGGCCATACAAAAATGCGGCGAGCGAAGAACCGGAACCCAAAGCACCTCCCAACATATTTCCAGGGGTCGTAGTAGTTCCTGTGCCAGTTTGGCTGCTAGTTCCTGTTTGAGTAGTTCCGATCGGAAGCGTCGCGAAGAAGCGCGAAAGATCTTGCAGACGGTTAGAGCGAATTTGTTCTTCTTGCATCGGCATTTGAGCAAGAAAATTAACGAGCTGATTCTGGCGATTGATGTCTCCGCCACCTAACGTATTCAAACCAGCGGTCGTTCGCCCAAGACCACGCGACGTTAACGATTGCTGAAGTAGCCTACGACGAATGGCTTCAGCATTATTAATGTTTTGAACACCTGCTTCTGTAGCGCCGCGAATAAAGTCCGGCGTAGTCTCGGTAGCGCCTAGCAGTTGACGTAAAATGTTATTTCTTACGTCAAGTTCAGTCTCCCCGTACACTGGCATACTGCTTTGTGTACTAGACGTATTCTGGCTAGAACTCTGTTGTGTCGTCTGTTTTCGGTTGGCCGCTGCGCCGCCTAGGGCACCAAGTCCGGCAATGAGTGCTGGAATAAAGAAAGGCATTTTTCTCCTAAGTTGACAAATAAACTGCTACAATGTTTGTGTTTGTATCGACATAACTGGTACCAGTTCCAGTTACTTTTTTAGCTTGTAATTTTGCTGTTTTTGGTTGCCCAGTTACGTTTATAATCCAACTGCGACTTCCAGTAGATCTTAAAAATATAGTTGAAGCAGTTCCCATGCGGATCAAACCACTTTGTGCGACGCCGTCATAAACCAACTGCCCCTGAATATCATCATCGTTCAGCGTTTTTGTTCCATCTACGTTGCAATTAATTAACCATTTTCCATTTTTATTTAGACTCACAGACACGCCGGCAACATCCGCAAAGGTTGTCGTTAGCGTGAGCAAAGAGCTACAATTAGCATTTAGTTCGCTATTTGTATCTACGCCAGGCAGCGATCCTGTAATTGTTCCAGAGAAGTCAATATCAACGGCCCACAGCTTTTTAACTCGTTTTGCTGAAGAACCTATGTCTACGGTGTTATTAACAAAAGGAACAAAATTACCAGTAGCTAGTATCTCCCATCGACCATCCGTCACGCCGGAAGCATTCGTGGTAATGAACAGGAACTTACCAGCTACTGAGCTACCACTAGGAATTGCTTCTACTTCACATTGAATATAACAGGCATTTCTAAAGCTACCGCCATTATACCCTCGGAAAGCTACAATTCCTAAGAAATCTCCGACAGCCACATCCGCTGGAGTTGCTATGGTTCCACGACCGCGACTAAAAAATTGTCTGACTGCCCCACTCGCCGTAGTGCCAAAAAAATTACCGCTAAAATTGGGATTAGTAGTTTGCCCCGTTAGATTAATAGAAGTCCCTGCCCAAATGGTGTTCCATCGCAGCGAAGTATTACCGAGGTCTCCAGCGTTATCAGTCAATGGAATAATGCTTTTATCTAAGCATAACCCAATACCAGGGTCTATAAAAGCCCTATAGTTAAGTGCTGGAGTTACACTATCTAACCAACGAATTTGATAGTTTGGGTCTGAGCCGCCAATCGGATTGTCAAATCCTACGTTAGTTTTCCATTGCCTAAGGCCATCGGCAGTGTAAAACCAACCATCAACTAAGCGTAGGGATCTAGCGAATCTAACTTCTTCATAGAACAAATGAATTAATCGGTGTATGATTTGCCCTTCACTTGGCGTAGCGTCAATGTCGGTAAGATCAAATTGCGAGGTGTTTGTTAAAATCTCTTGACGAATTACTTGCGTACTTTGCGAGCGTTTTATAAGCGCCCGCACCTCGTCCAATGAAACACCGCTTTGCAAACTGCGAGAAGCGACTTGGTCTAAACGGCGTTCTATGGAGTTTATTGCTAGCTCTGCGTCCCTAAGAGTTTTTACGATCATTGCATTTTAACCCACTTCATAGAAGTTTCTGCACCGCTAAGGGCAACCTGATATTCCCCATAGACTCTATGAAATTCTTGATTGGCTTGCAGTTCTATCCTGCAAACTTGCCCCATAATAAACTTGGGAAACCGAACTTCATACATGGCCTGAACGTTGGGCGTTACAACTAGCGTTCCGGAATCTACCAAAGAATCTTGCATAAATACCCGGTAGACAATAGAGCTGCCAGTAGGAATAACACGCAATCTGAAAGCAAATAGCTTTCCAAGTTTCTTGAACTCTATTGGGCCTAACTGATCGAGTCGTTTTGCAACTGGCAAAACTTCTACGACTTCCGGCTGTAACATACCGTAGAACTCGAAGCCGCTTCCGGTTAAAGTACCACCAACATCAATTCCAAAAGCATCGGAATCAAAGTAATACAAAACTGTACGTTTCTCTGTTGTATTGAAAATAGCGCTGGGATAAGCAACGCCGTCAATAGTCGGAATATACGTTACGTTTTGTCCTTTCGTGTCGATAACTAGTGGAATAGTTCTTATACGTTTGCGAGCGGCACTACCCCAATTGGTAGAACTAAGCCGCATAAAGCTAGCAAGCGCCGGAAGTTTTTCATAAACACAGTCGTTGTAGTCAGGGCCATAGTATTCAAAATCTCCCGTAGAAGCCGTTAAAGTACCTTCGATGTCAATTCCAGTTGCTTCCGTCGCGAACGTATAAATAACTGTTTGCTTTCGCGATGTGTTATAGGTTTGCGGTGCGAACGTAACACCGTCAACGGATGGGACGAAGACGACGTTATTTCCTTTAGTGTCGATAACAAACGCAAATTGATTGATACGCTTGCGAGAAGAAGTTCCCAGATTTGTTGCACTAATGCGCTTGAATTTGAGCGAATCAGGTAGTACTTCAACTTCGCGCGGTGTAATGAGTTCATAAAATTCAAATACACCACTAGCGCATTCTAACAATCCACCAACGTCAATAGCGCGTTTGTCGGCCGTAAATTGATAGTTGTAAGTCGTCTTGTTACTTGTATTAATCGTGCCAGCTGGCTCCGCAACACCATCCAGCAACGGAGTAAAGGTTACGCTATTTCCCAGGGTATCAATCACCATGGGGATTTCAGGAATACGTTTGCGCCCTTGAACACCAAAATTACTTGGTGGAACCCTCAGGGTTGTAACTTGCTCTGGTCGAAGCTCGTATGCAATTGAAATGTTATAGATACGACAGGCTGCGACGTTAGCCCCGGAAATTTCAAGCTGAAGGCGTTTCTGGACACCCAACGTACTATATATACCGAATGTTTTCTCTTCTCGCCCAGTAAACGTCGCCGTTGTTGTAAAAGAAAGCGGCGTATTTCCATCGCGGAGGCCACGCAACGTCAATGTTACACTATCGCCACCGGAATCCATATCCACTTTTAGCGTAAAAACGTCTTTGCGATTCTTGGGACTACCGCCAGTGTCGTATACGGTACGGAGTAAGAAATTCCACTTTGTAGTTTCGTCAATTAACGTTCCGATTTCCATCTGGTGTAGGTATTTATCCCCAGAAGTTTCGGTCGTATACAAAATAACGCCATCTTCTTCAACGAATAATTGCAGTGGATTATTCGCAGCTACCGCTTGTCTCTGATAACGCCACGTTTTTGCGCCAAAATCAAACACGCACAAGCAACGTCCTGTAGTAACTTGCTCCATAGATACATACAATTGTCCGCGAGTAATAATCGCAGACGTTGTGTTACCATTTTTAGCAAGAACTCGGAACGGATTTAATCCATGGCGAGTGTCACCTTGAAACAGCAAGTCAAGTTCCCGGCTTAGTAATTGCGAATTTGACCCAGTTAAATAACGCCAACCGTCGCTAGCCAAGTAGAAAAGCGTAGAATCCTCTACGGCAAACGCAGAAGAGATAGGAGCTTGTTTAATGCCAAGGCTAGAAAGACTTAAATTGATATCCCCGCCGGCATCAATAGTAGCGTCACCAGCTAATAAATAGATATCTTTGCTCGTGGCAACATAAATAGCGCGTTCAGCTACTTTCGTAATGAATAAAATTACTTCACTATCTTCGCTAGCTATTTCGATTGTACGGTTAGCGTCGATGAGGCCAGGATTATTCGGAAGCGACAAATAGAGCGCGCGCGTATCTGCATAGATAGCTCGCTCAAAAAATGGCGAAACAACCGAAATCACGTTATCGGGCGGAAGCGCGACGCCAAAATCTAGCCGCCCGTCCTCGCCTTGAAGCAAGGCTTCTGTATCTGAAAGCGAGTCGCTAAACGCCGAGTAATTGCAGTAAGAAACTTCGCCCGTTAACGTGCCAAAACTGGTCGAATTGACCGGAATAGAGAACGTGCTAGTCGATAGCACGGTTACTGCAAAATTACCATTAATGCCAGACCACAAGCCAGTGCCACCGCGAACTGCAATGGTATTGCCATTTACAAGTCCGTGAGTTGCTTTTGTGAAAACGGCAGCCGCTGCATTACTAATCCCGGTGGGAAGTTCTCGCGTGAGTTCTTTGATTAGATAGTACCCATCCGTTTTGTCGGAGGAACGATAAATTCTAACAAAGTTAGCCTGTGCATTGGGCGCGTTTGGCGTAATTAAGTTACTAGAAGCATAAGTAGTAACATCACTGCCGGCAGTTCCTGGTAACGAATTTTCAACATAAGAACCGGTGTTGCGGCAATCTACCTGAATGTAACTAAAATTCCCCGTTAAAGAGCCTAATGTACCGCCAGTAAACTGAAAGCCGTTAACAACAGAAGTTTGAGCATCTGTTGCAAAAACCGTAACGCGAATACCTTTAACGGTGGACCAACTTAACGCGTCGTCGCTACCTACGCGCTTGAAACTACCTCGTTTTGTTTGAAGCGTGGACCAGACATTTACACCAGAACGAATGCTAGGAACAAAACTAACGCCACTAGTCGAGTTAGTTAACCGATCAAGTTCCTCTTGCGTCGCCTCAAACGGAATGAGGTCTGGCGCTTCTGCGTCTGGTGTGATTACTTCGCTAACGCGATTGGTCCATTCGTGCCAATAGTAATTACTAATATCTTGAGTAGTAGGCGCTGGAATGTTTACGACTGGGGTCTCTAACAAATACTCAATGCGGACTTTGATAAACGAATCGGTATTCGAAAGTCTAATCGCAAAGCGAAATAAGTCTTCGTCCGTTCCGGTGCCAGTGTTTAGAGTATTTAGATTTAACGTAGTCGTAGTAAGAATACCACGCTGCACGGTGCTACGGTACAAGGAACTGCCGCTAACTAAAGCAGCAGTTATCTGAATATAATCCGCGGATTTGTTATACGAAGTACCTTCTACTGGATTCGTATCCCACCTAACAAAATTTCCACTCCCATCGCGATCGTCAGCATTTACAAAAGGCGGCGCATTAGACGTTACGCCAATGAACGTAGGCCCAGGAATACCCAAAGGCCATTGTTCGTCGCCACGATCTTTATATTTCTGTGTTCCAGAAAAGAGTAAATTGTGGCCAAAACAGTTAGACGCCGCAAAGGAGTTAATGCCGCCGGTAAAGACGGCAAGTCCAAATCCAGTTTCAGCTTTGTTAGTAGGGTCGTAATTGCGGAGAAGTGTTCCGTTCGCTAGCCCAACATAACGTACCTTAGCATTGATAGGGTAAGCCGAACCTAACTTATCCTGCAAATTCATGACGGAGCTATAAATAAAACTACCGCCGGAAGCTAAAGGACCGGAGGAAACGAGTTTAGTTCCGCGACAAAGCGTTAAAATACCTTGCTCGTCCGCGCGCAAGTTATCGGCTCGCAACAATCCTTGCGGCGAGCCGTTAAATTCATCTTGCGATGGACGCCAAAGTTCTGGCCAGGTTCCACGAATTAATTCAATCATATTTTATTGGAAATACCAACTAGAATCTCGGTAGGTACCGGTAACTGACCGATATTGCGTCATGGTTATCGCAGATCCCGGGATGTTACCACCACCACCAAGTTGAAAAGAACCAGCGTCTGGTTTTACTAATGTCACCTGCCGGCCATTCCACGTCGGCGTAATAGTTGTTACGTTAGTGGAACCTGTAACTGCAATAACACTAGCGAAATCAATGTCAATACTAGCAGCTGAAGCAACCGCGCGAGAGATATTTTCAACCCCTGCGTTATCTCCTAGTACGAAATTGCTAAAGGTGGGATTGTCTTGGCGAGCTAACGGCGCATTTACGTTTCCTACGAGATTATTATTTTTAACAAGATACCCGGAAATGGTCGGTCCAAGAAATAGAATACCATTTTGCTGTAACGCGGCGCCTGCTCGGCCGGAATTGCCAATGATATTATCTACAATAATTGTATTCGCCTGCAAATTATCAGACTGAACGATTATTCCGCTAGCACCAATGTTAGATAAATTGTTATTACAGATAACGTTTCCACTCACAACACAGGCTTTGGGAACTGAATTAAGGCCACCGAGAACTACGCCACTAGCATTCCAGCCAGAAATAATGTTATCAGTAATTTGCAAACTTTTAACGTCGTTGTCTATTAAGAGGCCAACACCGAACGGAGAGCCTGATCCGGCGATTCCGCCACTCTGGATTAGGTGATTATTTGAAATTGCTACGTTTTCAAAAACGGCGTTATGTAGCCCTGCTTTAACATAAACTCCGTAGAAATTGCAACTATCGAAGATATTGTTTCTAATATAAACAAAATTAAGTATTTTTGCTGGATTATTCTCGATCAGAATTCCAAAATACCCTTTTAGATAGCAGCTCTCGACTGTTACTCCATCTGAAGTTGTGATTTTGATAGTAGCTACTGCATGAGTCTGATTTATATTTTCGGCTACGTTATGCCAAAAAGCAACACCGCCATTGTCAATTACAACTAGATCCGTGGTAACGAAAGCGTATGAGTTAATTACTATAAATCTGCAGTTCGTTACTATTACATTTCCCAGTCCCGTAATTGTTAACAGGTTATATCCGTTTACGCAGCTTAAAAAATCCAGTTGTACCAGACAGGAGCTAGACGCATTTATATAAATTGAGGAACCGCTGGTATTGTTAATACCAGTTTCAATTGAAAATTGCGAAAGATATAACTCGCCAGGATTGGTTGAACCGTCCCAAGTAATTATATTACCCGTAGGCATTGCGGCAGGTCTAATTAACTTGGTTGCAATTTGACCTTGCCCAGTAATTCTTACCGTATTCCCTCCGAGGCCATAAAGAAAAATCGGAGCGTAAATTGTATGTACTCCGGCAGGGATCGAAACATTTACAGGATTCGTCGTGTATACCGCTTCCTGGATGCCAGCTGTTGCAGAACCGATTTTCCAGCTACCCGTGTGAGTATTTACAGAAGTGAAGATAATAGTTCCACTGGCCGCTCCGCTAACAGCAGTTCCACCAACGATCTTAACAGCCTCGGGTGTTCCAATACCGTCATAGATGTACAAAAAGTGATTTAGATTCGTGCCGTTGACGCCTAGTGGAACCGGACTTAGAGTAAGTGTATTAAGTCCGGGACTAGCCAAGGAGCCAGTAACTTCAACCCCACTAGTATATTGAAAAGCAGTATCGCTAGATGATATTGCTGGAAGAGACGCGAATTCATACTGAGGAGCTGTAGTATTAACTTTAGAGCGTAAATATCGAAGCGGACCTCCAGTAACTACCCCAGTGATATCATCGGTTACAGTGTCCCCGACTAGAACGCCATTCGCAGGAATTGCGTGTGAATCGTTCCAATTTGTTGCGTTAATTACTCCAGAGGGCGGAGAAACTGGATCTACCGCCGTAGCTTTATGCGTAATGCCAGGCATTATTTACCTCGTAATTTTTGAATTCTACCATCAATGTAGCTAAAAGTTGCTTTAACACGTCTTGTATCAAATCATGCCTCGCAGCAAATCCCGATTTCCGCCGGAGAGGGCTGCAACCGTAGCTATAACAACTTTTGAAATCTGCGTCACTCTGGCGCTTCCGCCCGTATTTAATACAGTAATAACAGGCTTGGAAATTTGCGTAACTCTAGCGTTACCGCCAGCTGAAGATGCAGTAACGACAGGTTTTGCGGTTTGAGTTACTCTAGTAGGCATTTAGGTAGTTCTCCGATACCCCGGTTGCGCTGAGTTAGCATTCGCGACCGTCCATGCGGCGGCGGTGGCAGGGTCACGATCCCAGAAAGCACGAAATCGCTGATAACTACTTGTAAGTGCTACTGGAGTACCCGCTGCGTAAGTAGTTCCTCCAGAACGTAGAAGTTCATCAATGTCATTAGCTCCTGCGTCATCCTTCCGCGCGTCTATTTCTACTCCAACCGCATAAACAGCTGCTCCCGCTGCGATGGAACTATTAGGGCAAACAAACAAATCGCTAGAGGGGGCAGAAGCAGCAGAAGTGTATGTAGTATCGCCGTCTGACGGATTGTCTATTTGACATTGCCAGTTAGTTGCGGCACCATTGGGAGTAAAATTAGTACTAGCGCCTGCACCGTTCGGCTGAACCGTATAAATTCTAGTTTCTGGGGTTCTAGCGTTCGGAGTATTTCCAGCTTCGGTATAAACTACCAAATTTGCAAAACGAATCCAGTTACCGGAATTTAATCTCCATTGGTGAACTGTAGGTCCGCCGCTGGTTTCGGTATCGACGTTAGAAACCGAATCCACTAATGCTCCGTTAATCCATAATTGGATAGAACCGTCAGAATTTCCTACGTGCAATCGAACTTGCGCGAAGTTCCAGCTATTGTAAGCGAAAACGGGTCCTGGGCTTGTCTTTACGCCACCCTGATAATTCAAATAGCTGGCTCTAGTTGCGTAGTCAATTCCGATACTAGCGTGATCGTTAGAGGTGGCATTTTGAAAACTAACCATAGGGTTTGCAAATCCATATGGCCCCGACAGTGCAAAAAAATGAAATTGAAACCAAAAATCATTTATTGGAGTAGGGAAGATTCTGCCAAATGCTGCCCCCTCGGCGTAGCGGCCGTAACCAAACGGCCCTAAGTTATCGCCGGAAATGCTAAGTCCACCTAACAAATCAAACCAGTTAGAGTAAAACCCATTTGTTTCTTTGGCCCAGTTTTCAAAGTCTACTATTGCCATTTATGCATTCTCCAAAAAGTAGGAAATCGAAACGGTAGCCGCGCTAGTCAAATCAACAGTTAAGCCGTCGTTTGCTGCAGCTGTAAAAATATAAGACGGCCATGCGGTAATCAAATTGGCCCCTGATTTACCGCTAGTCGTATCTAAATCAAGTCTCCAAATTGAAGAACCTGAGCCAGTCGAGCGAAAATTTGCGTTGCAGGTTCCTGCAGCGGTTATTGCATAACCTAGTACGCGGATTCTTTTTCCAGCCGTTCCAGCAACTAATTGCTGGGAGCCAGTCGCATTAGATATAGAAACCGAAAGTATCGGCGGCACAGTTCCCCCATTAGGTGCAAAAACCCAACGTCCAGTTGCAGTTTCGTAAATTAAGGCATAGCCATCGGGTGGGATTCCAGACTGGACTGGAATCCCTGAAATCTTATTTGCATTGCCAGTACCAGTAAAAAGCATCTCGTCAAGCTCCAGCGTTACGTAAGATAAGCCGTATAACTCTATCCCCTGCTTGATCAACTGGAGTACCTGAGGTACCGGATCGAACTCTAATATAGTTAAAACTACCAAAACTCAAAGCATCTAGGCCACCAGCATGATGCGCGGCGGCGGCAGGAATGACAGTCTCATTGCCGGCTTGATCGTAAAGATTGTGGAAAGTTACTCCATCAATGGATACTCTAAACGTCAAACTTGCCGCTGTCCAAGACGCAGGCATAATAATTCCAATAACGTTCGCTCTACCAACATTAGCTATACTGCTAAGATGCTGGCCGTTAGCAATGGTAACGTCAACAGTCGGCCAACTATACTGATCTACAGACATATTATCTCCAGGACTGGGTTCCAAATTGAGGCGGAAGAACTGCTTTTCCGCGCATATTCTCAAATAGCGAATTTTGTATGCCTAGGCGTTGCCGCTTTGCAACAAAAACTCCACTATTTATTGCCTTAAAAATCTCAAGATTAACTTCAAATCGTTTGCGATGCCACTGCGAGGCTTGCAAATCTTGACCAATTCCTTCAATACCAAAGGCTTTAGCTAAAACAGCATCCTTTATCAGGTAACGTCTTACATAAGATGGTACTCGATACACTTGAGTAGAAACATTCGGAAGCCTATAGTACTCAACAATGCAATGAGTACTAATAGCACTATCCCAAAGACCACTTGTAGTGGGCGAGATAGCGATTCCTGGGGCTGGGAATAGCTGAATTTTATTCCATGCGTATCCCGAATATGACCAATGATAGGGGCGTCCAGTAGTTGCGCCGGAATTATTGGAAGCGACGAAAAAAGCGTCTGAAAATGCACTTGAAAAAGCTCCAAAAAAACTAGCTGCTATAATTTCATTTGGATACAGCGCCTGGACTTCTAATTTTGTTAACGGATATATTTTGTAGCCTAACCAAGATATCCGGCGAATGCCAACACAATCGTCTGGAAGTTGATAAAGTGGATTTCCAGCCCTAATGTCAAGTGCAAGGCGATCGACGATACATGGAATCTGTTTAACAATATCTTGTTCGGCCTCTAATGCCCAAGATTCTAGCTGGGCGGAAGTCCAAATAGTTCCATTGTCATTCAGATAACGGCGTAAGTAAGTTTCGTACTCAGTAGCCATAGCGCATTTCTCGCAAACGATAGATTAAAGCAGGTAAAGAACGAACGCGAGTTCTTCGAGCGGCACCTTCTACGCCTTCTAACGCATCTTTCCACATCAATCCGGCTTTATTATATTCTCGCGCCTGTTCTAGTAGATCGGCAGTTGCATAATGCTCTATGACAGGAGATAAATCGGAAGGAAACGGCAAAGAAGATGAGCTGGTTAACGTTTCTGGACGAGCTTTATAAAATACTCGCATCGTTCCGTTAGTTGTAGGTGGGCGCGGAACAATCACAATTCTACGGTGGTCTACAGGAGTGAAAAACGCAGGAGGCCCGTTCCATACTTCCCAATCGTCTCGAATCAAATCGTAGTCGGACAGGATTTGTGGAATGAGCCAGCGATTAATTTGATTGTTGTAGACTTGTGTAACGGAGTAATAGTCCGCGATTAAAGAGAAAAGATCGTAATAGCCAACGTTAGCCTGAAACGGAACATCAACAAATTTTTCTACTAACCCTGTTTTTGTTATTACTTGATCACATCCGTCTTGGATCGCGTCAAGTATGTCAGTGTCCGTGTAGAACGTAATGTTTTGATCGGCTAAGTTACTGCGAATGTCGGCTTGGAGAGTAGATACGAGCATAAATAAAAAAAGGGCACAACGAGACTCTATCGCTGTACCCCTTATAACCTCCCCAAAGGAATGAAGAAGATTGCTGTAATAGATTAGAAGTTGAAGTTAATCTTCGCGGCTTGTTCGTGGCTAAGAAAGGAGCCTTTTTTAGCTTTAATTGTGGTATTCCAAAACTCGTCAGGTTCTGAAGCAACCACAAGATCCTTGAAGCCAACCCGCGTTAACTTCGTGGTTACGTATTTTGTATCCATCAACGCAACGTGCGTATCAGCTGGATACAATTGCCGTCCGTAGATCGTCGCTTCCCAGAAATCTCGTTTGCCATAGAGATTCTCCTGATAGCATTTGACGCAAGTGAGAAATTCTGGGTAGCTAAGATAAAAGAAGCAGTCTGGCTTCAAAACCCTAGCTACTTCGTAGAAGATCGCCTCGTGTAGAGCTTTCTTCACATGTTCAATTACATGAAACATGTAAACGGCATCGACAGAAGAAGTATCGTACGGAAGTGCCTTAGTGAAATCAGCGACTAGATCTGGATTGTTGCTTTCTTCGATATCAATGTTAACACAACCTGGAATCTTGTTCGATCCACAACCAAGATTTAACTTGAGGGGAAGCATTTTTCCAAATACTCCTTGCCCCGATCAATCTCAGTTGACGGTTTGTCTTTCTTGTGATATTCGCGAAGCTTTTTTACAGTAGAAACGTGAGCAACTTCTGGATCAAGAATATGGCCCGTCGGAACTTTTGTATCTACAAAGATAGATACGTGCTCCCCGATTTCGGCCTTTGCTTTGCAACAGAAGTAAACGTCTTCGGTGCTTCCAGATACAGTTAAAAAATAAGGCGGCTCAAGCTGCTTCAGGATAGACGTTTTGAGAAGCACCGTTGCAAAGCCAATCGCTTGAGCTTCAACAAGACCATTTTCGTCGACATGTTCTTCCCAGTCAGTATAATATGTAAGGTCATAGCCACCGGATTTGGGAAGTTTCTTAAAGAACATTGGAGGAAACCCGCCGCCACGAATAAACGTGAGTGCCATCACAATATCTTTATCGGCTTTTAAGAGAGATTCAAAAGTGTCAGGATGAAGCAACATATCATCATCAATAAACATGAGATAGTCGCATTCAAGCTCCAGAGCAACTTTTGCAGCTGCGTTTCGCATGTTATCAATTGACATGCGCGACGGAGGCATAAAATAAAACTGGACGTCGGGATGTTTTTTACCAAGCCGATACCAGAATTGACAATGAGAAGAGTAGGCCAAGTGATGAACACTTGTAAGAACGTTTGTGCCAATTAGGATTTTCATAAGAATTGTGGGGGAGATTTCTCTCCCCCTAGTTACATCGCGCGAACAAAACCACGAATCAGCGTGACATCTGCCAGGCGAGTATCGTTAGTGCCAGCGGAGCTAGAAACAAGAGTAGTAGCAGAAGCAAAAGTTTGCCCAGCCATTACACCAGCAAGAAACGCACTAGCAGCACCGGTAGCCGAGAAAGTAAATGCATTCTGGTTAGTCACAACAGACAATAGATTTCCTGCAGCGATTGCCGGCGTAGAACCCCAAGCATCCGTACTAGCGGCGCGAGTTGCACGAACTAGACGAATGTTCGAAGCGAAACCGAAAACAATTGCAGGACCAATTGCACCAGCGGGAATTGCAGTACCAGCGACACCAGCGAACATGCTAGTTGCAAGACCAGCACCACCAGTAGCGGGAAGAACAACATTAACGCCATCGTTCGTTCCGTTAAAAACGAAACACATCGGCGCACCTTCGGGAATAGTTGCCGATGTTTCGCCATTTCGGACACGAATAATTGCGTCTTCAGCGGGAGTATCAGTTCCGGTAAGTTGATGAATTCTCATAATTATGCCAGCGAGCGAGCGATATTACCCATCACGCCCTGCTTCCTCCGATTGTTGCAAGTCATATTGCCCATCCAAAGAATGTGAGCAACGCGAGCCGTCTGATTGGCTGGTTTAGTAAACGGCGTGGAAATGAAATTGCTTTCCACGTCGTAACGAACCTTGAGGAAATTTGTGTTCAGGAAAAATGCAGTACCTCGCCCAGTAGAAGAGGTATCGAGATTGTTATCCGCCACGTTAGGAACGCGCTCGTCCCAAACAACCATAGCGCCGTTGAACATAAAGTTCGGGAACGGATAGTCATTGCGCTCGGGAACTTGCGTCCGGTAGTATTGCGTATAAGCCGAACGCCACAATTCCCAAGTAAGTTGATCCGTAAGAATAAGATCCGGCTTGCCTCCAGTACCGCGAGAGCAAGCGTTAAAAATGCTATCGCAGCGAAGAAGAAAAGCGTTAGCGGTTACAGCAACGCCACCGAAGTTAGATGTCTGATTGCGCCAATAAGTCGAAGTAGACTGATTGATGCCACCAATTGTCAACGATGCGGCGGGATTATATGCAACCTGCAAAGGAAGCGGATCAATCGCAGTCGCACCATTCAACGGATTGCTAGCGGGAACAACGAGAGAAGTACCGCCAGTTGCGTAACTTCCCTGCAAAAGAGCCTGAACAAAAGCCTCTTCAATTCCCATTTCAGCCTGCTTAACTTTCGTCTTAAACATCGACGCAATGCGAGCACGGCCGACATTAATACGCTCTTCACGACGCGAAATACTAATCGGCGCCGCAAGTTCACGCCAATCATAAAACGCCGCCGTAACACCATCCGTAGGATCAGTGCTAAGCGTATCGTAACCGCTATACCACTCCGCCGGCGTAAGTCCGATCATCAAGTTTTCTTGAATCGAGACACCGCCTTCAGCAGATTCGTACATCCCCTTTTCTTTCAAACGCATAAAAATAGCGTTCGACTTGGCGATGTTATCTGCCATCTGACTACCATAATTCATGAGCGTTTGCGACAGCAACGCATCATAAATAATAGTGTTAGAAGTACCACTACCACTGCCGTAACTAGGCATAAATGCTCCTTAATTTTTGATCTCAGCAAGAGCCATTTCGATAGCTTCATCAAGTGACAAAGCTGCCGTTGGTTTAGTTGCCGAAGGTCTTACTGCCCTGGACGCTTTAACGTCATTCTTTATGTTTGACTCAGCGCGCTGAGTTCTTTTTTGCGCAGCGCCAGAAGTAGCGAGGGCGTGCATTTCGGTAAGATACTTTTGATACGTTCCCTTACCCTGATACGGATAAGTTTTCATTTTATCTAGGATTAAGGACTCGTTCGTCTTGAACCCTTCCAACGAATTATAAGCCCAATCCAGCGCCTTGTCAACCTCTTTTTTTCGAGATTCGAACTCGGCCTGTTCTAGCTTTGTTTCCAACGGTTTAAGGGCCTGTGACACCTTCAGGTCTAACACTTTTGCTAGCGCGGCCGCTAGTTTGTCGCCCGCGACGAGTTCGAAGTCATCCCCAAGCTCTTCCTTGAGAATATCAACAAGTTCAACGGCGATTTCTTTTTTGTCACTTACAGTAGCTTCTTTAATTTCCGAGAGCGTGTAACCCGCGTTGCGAACCATCTGGTTGATGGTGTCGACGGAAGTTTTTGGATTACTCAGTTGTTTGTAAAGCTGCTTTGCTTTTTCAAGTTGCTCCGCCGTGAACTCCTCGTCACCAGCTTCTTCCTCAGAATCCTCTTCTTCGGTTTCTTCCGTTTCGGTAGTTTCCTCAGTTACTTCTTCAGTAGATTCAGGGGCTTTTTCTTCCTGCTCAATCGCATTGTTAACGGCTTCGTCAAGAGTCATTTTGCTCATTTTTTAGATCCTTTCATCATTAGTTCGCGCATTTCGTGGCGCTTTTTGGATTTAGTTTTCTTGTATCCTTTACCACAAGGCATATTATGCGGCTCCTTGCATATCGGTTGGAAGTCCAACTTGATTTTGCATCGTGTTGGTGACTTGTTCCATGTTTGGCGGTGTAGCGGCCGCCATTGTACGTTGCGATGCCATTTGATTTAACGCATCTTCTGCCTGCGCTTGCTGCCCGAGTTGTGCAACTAGCGCCATTTTCTGCGCTTCGATAATTACACTCTCGGCACGCACATCTACTTTCTCAGCAAGATGACGAATAAGTTCCGGCGAGAAGGCTAGTTGCGGATACTGATTTAGCGCGGCTAAGAACTCGAAGAATGCATTTTTTTCGCGTTCATTTTCTATGGGCGAAATAGTCGAAAGCGATACTTCAACATCAAAATCAAAATTCTCGTCTAAATCGGTTACTGGATCAATTTGCTGGTATACCGCCTGTATATTTTGCATCTCCTGAAACGTACCGGGAGTTTGCGCCGAAACCTTAACCCAGAAAGGTAGAGTAAGTTTTTCAGCTTGCAACTTAGCGATCTCAGTAATAATCTCATTGATCCAATTCGACGTTTGCGCATTTATACGGGACTCGCGAATTGACGTTCTAGCGTCAATAATTTTACTTTGAGTTGCAGTCTGGCGATCAGCTTGAAGTCTTTGTTCAGCGCTCGTTCCAGAAACCGTGTTAAAGTCATCGCGAGACGTTGCCATCGCATTCATGACTTCGGCACCAACAGTCGGTAACGGAACTGGTTGAATTGCTTCAGATAAAGAGCCTACAACGGTTGAACAAGTTCCATCAAAACCGTCCATCAATTTGTCAATTTCTTCTTCGCTAAGAAACGATCCATCACGAATAATGAACTTGCGCAAGAATCTTTTACGGAACGAACGCAACTGCTCTTTCGCTTCGTTGTATTCGTCCTGCGCCGACTTCCATTGCGATGCGGGCGGAATCGGGTAGAACGAATCAGGAACTTTAGCTCGACGCGAATAGCGCAAAATTTTTAATGGACAACGTACAAAGTCAATTGACGCTAAAAGAATGCGCTCAGCGTACGCAATAACGTGACGTTTCTTTGCGCGTAGATCAAAGATATGAAGAATTTTAATGCAATCGCCATTAGTGCGGGTTTCAGGCTCTTCTTCGTCGGCTAGACCACCGACAAAATCGCTGCTAACGGCATTGGCGTAGAGGACATTGTCTAGTTTGTTCTTGAATGCCGGAACTGCTTTAAGGTCGGAAATTCTCTGATATTCCCAATAGCCGCACCAATCGTTATTTTCGAGTTTCCAGCGCGAGTTACCACAAATGCGAAAACGCCTCGGATTAATGTTCCGGACGTAAATGTTTTCGTAGTCAGGAAGAGTTTTTGCGTCGGCTAACGTATAGTCGTTGGTCGAATCAATTTCTGTATTGTTATCGCTTGCTAAAATTGGACGAGGCGCTTTTGGATTGACAATCCAACTCGCATCGTAACCAACTTCGACAATGCCAAAGCGAAATTGCGCGTCAATAATGCCTTGTTCTACGACGCCTGTGAAATCATTATTAGGGTCGGCTAGAAATTGATTGCACGCATCTTCCCGTAACTTAGCTTGAGAATACGCCTTATCAGGATTCCAGTCGGTTTTGCTTGGTTTTGGCTTAAAAACCGCCTTGGGGTTAATAAACGCCATTCCCGGCAGCTTCGCTTCGATAGTTGCATAGATTAAGTTAGCTACATAAGGCTCTGCATTAGGTGGAACGTTATCCCATTGCGCACCTTCGTAGTAATCCGCCATTTGCCGGCAACGAAAATTTGCTTCCCAACGCTCAAAATACTCGCGCGTGTTATCGAAACGAGTCGCCCACGCCGTCGCTATGTCTTCGGACTTAACCTTGGCCATAATGTTTATTAAAATATCCTGATTTGTGTAACGCTTTTACCATTTTACGAGCATAGCCCATAGTTCCTGGCTCGTACTTTTTGCGAGGCTCTTTCAAACCTAATGCGTGCGACGCGACGTAATAACGAAGCGGATCGTATGCATGATCAGGCACTTTTTTGTCGCGTTCATCGGAAAAAATTGACTTTCCGTTGATAGTATCTAACAAATCACGTTTTTGCGCTCGAATTTGATAGATAACGTGCTCGACGCCGTCAGAATGCGCACTCGATTTCGCGATAAATAACAACTTCGAACAGCCAATGTCCCCAGTGAAGGGATTTTTTAACGATGGATCTTTACGAAGCCATTCATTTATGCGATTTCTCGTCGCAAATTCGTTGTTATCGGCCGGATTCCACGCAATTCGCGGCGCGTCAATGGATGGGTCTACGTATTCGTCCGCAACGCACCAAAAACCACCATGCTTTTGCGACGCTTTCTTAAAAATCGCCGGATCAGCTAAGTTATTTATGTAGGTTTCGCCCTCACTTAACGCCGAAATTGCACGTCGGTGATGACTAATTAATTGTCCTGGCGAATAGTACTCTCGATAACATACGTGAACTCCCCCAAAAACTCCAAACCACAAACAACATGTAGGAGCACTATCGCCATGGTCCATAGCGCGATATAAAGCAGCTTTGGATAAGAAATTTTTAAGCTGTTCTTTAGAAACATGAAGCACCGATTCAGGGGGAACGATGTGAATTGAACCTTCGCCAACTCCCCATTTACCTTGAAAAAATCGCGCAACCCATTCGGGATCGCGCGACTTCATTTGTTCAATAGTATCTGGCGTATACATTGATTCGTCGGTACCCCGCTCGACGTAATCATGTGTACGGTGAAATTTTTCTTTCCACTCAGGCGAATCTGGATGATATCGACGCCATACCCAGTGAAATTCCACGTCTGGGTTAACAAGTATCATCATGTAACTTGGCGCTTGCGGCCGCCCCAAGGAATCGCGAGGATAATCCGGTGTTAGCAGATGCTCTGGAATCTTTGCTTGATCCCAACGCCCGATACGAGCATCCAAAGTTAAATAAACACTTTCGTCAATTTCTTCAGCCTGATCTATTAAAACTGAATTAATTTCTAGGCCACGAAGCGACATTTCGTTCACTTCGTCTAAATGCATCCACAAAATAGAAGAGCCATTCTTGAAGATCGTGATGCCGTCGATCTCAGAATGGCGCTCTATAAATTCTGATTTTTTACCCTCTGGCAACAATTTGAAGAACGTTGCCATTGTTGTAGATTTAAGCGACTTGAAAGTCTTACGGGCGATTACGCTTCGATACCCAGGGAACGTCAGGGAGAGGAGTAAGATTTTCTGACATCCTGTATATGATTTGCCGTTGCCATAACCGCCCGAAAAACACGAATTACGTTTAGTGAAGTTAAAAAAAGTTTCTTGCGCTTCGTTTCTAAACGTAATGTTAAGCACTTGTGGGCCTCCGCTCGCTTCGCTCGCTACGAAACGAACAGTTTTTTGAGTTCGGCTTCGGCAGCTTTTGCGACGGCTGGAATGTTAAGAATGTTTTGACCAAAAACGCCGAGAGTGTTGTAAATAGAACGAACAACTTCCGTTTTTGGAGTTTTGTCGAGGAAGATAGCGACTTCTGCAAGCCCGTGATAATTACCATTGTAGAACAAGACGTAAATTAGTTCAGATTTATCAGAGGGGTCCGGAAGTACGAAACCTGCCGGTCCAAGCCCTTCTTGGTTAACGTACACTTCTCCGTAAATTCCCAAATTATTTAGGACTTGCATTACGACCATTGCTTGATCGTAAGTAATTGTAGTTTTGCGGCGATCTGGACCGGGCGCGAAACCAGTTTCTTGCGAATCCGTAAAGACGTTATCCCTAAGGACGTTATCTACAATGACTTTACTCATTTTTTGCATCCTTAGCTAAAATTAGTCCAAGGCCAGCAATAACGATGGCCAAATCCTCGGGAGATGTAGCAATCTGCGCGAGTTGTCGCTGAGAAATTACCGAAACAATTGCTGCGATTCCAGCAAAAGTAGAACGCCAATTTTTAATCATTTGAATTCTCCTTGCGTTTGATAATTTCTTCAAGATCGACCGCGAATGGTCCTACATGAATGTAGCGAAGACGAAACGTTTCGCAGTATTTTTTACCAATTTCAATCGCTTGTTCTAGGCTATTAGCATAGAACGTTACGGTTTGAACGGTTTGCTTATTGTAGCGTAGTGTAAAAATTTCTCGTTCTTGAGAAGTCGTGGGTTGTGCAGGAGTTGGATTAGCCATTTGTTCGCCTTGGGTTAAAGATTGCTCCGAGATTTACTTTATCAGAGCTTACAACCACTTGCAAAGTTTGTTGCGGAGTAGGTTGATTAAATTGTGCGCCGTGAAGTTCAAGAACTTTTAACGCTGCGGTCATACGGACATTGTCTTTCGCTTCGTTCATTACGTTAACGAGCGTTCTAACGGCATTGCGGGTAGTTCCACCAGCGCGATTTAGTTGCTTACGTACCTTGGTGTTAACGGAATCGCGTTCTTCAGCTTCTTCAATTATATTAGCAGCTTCGAACGGCGCAACTTTTTCAAGTGAACTTAGATCGTGTACAACTTCCGCGTCGTAATTATCTGCTGATAGGATCGGCATAGCTTTGTAACCGCTTCTGTAGAGGAGAATTTTCTAATCGAGTTCGCGCAACGTTTTCGTCGCGAAAAATCTCATTTCGATGCTTCAAGGTTGGATACACGACGATCGAGGTATTTAAGCTCTGCTGGGATTGTTCCAAGGATTTTTTCATTTTGTAACTCTCGGTTTCGTAACTCTTTTATCTCTTGCTTCAACTCTTGAACGTGCGTAACAGTTAACTCTAACTTGCTATGAATTAGTGAGAACGCGCTGACGATGGTTCCAATCGTCGTTATTATTTGTACCCAAACAGCGAAGGGTATGCCCGCGAATTTAAGGTCATTCATCGCTCCCCGATCGCCCTTAGGTTAGCACGTTGTGGATCGCGGCGCAATAGGAATTTTATCTTTGTTTTCAACGATTTTGAATTTTGTGCTTGGGACTCTCCGGTGGGGTATATACTTAATAGTTTTTCGTTCCCTATTTTACATTTGTATTTATGTGTTTGTTTGTTTGGAGTTTGGAATTTGTTTATTTGTTTTTTTTTGTTCGTTTGTGCGTGCGTGGGTTTACTATAAGGCTACAGATGCCGGGTCCCATCCAAATTGGGGGATGTCCGGTCTATCGTACTACACGTTCTATACGTACTATAGCTATCGGAAGTACTATACGTACTATACGTACTAGGAATAGTACTAATGAGAGTACTATACGTAACCGAAGTACTATACGTACCATGCTAGCGAGAATGGCACGATAAATGCATATAGCAAATAAATGGCCAATGATAATGATATACCAATATCAATGGACCGTGACGTGCTATGTGCAATCGCATGACCAAAGGCAATGAGAGAGAGAGAGAGAGAGAGAGAGAGGGAGAGAGAGCGCAGCATGGGATTGCACACAACACAACACAACACAACACAACGTACAAACCGCTGAATGCAACTCCACAAACCTACTTACGTTCCACGTGGAACAGTCAGAAACACGCGACGATAACGATAATGATAACGCAATATCAACAACAAAAAGCGAACAAACGACGAATAAAGGTGGAACAAACGGCGAATCGCCTTCAGTGACGCTAAAATCAATTTTAGTTTGCAATTTAGTGGCCAATCGCGCGTATTGCGTCGAAAGGGGATGGGGCATGGTGAGATAGCGCAAGCGGAAAGCGATCGCAGGACGGGCCGTTTGCACGCGATTGTGACCATGTGGAAATGTTGTGGAAATGTTGTGGAAAAGTACCTTGATAATGATAACGCAATATCAATAAGCGGTCGGAGCGATGCGTATATAATAATGATGCGCCGGAGACATTGGCGAAAGTTATGAGGGTATAAAAACTATTCATATACTTAACGAAAAAAAAAAAAAAACTTGCATCACGGGATGGATAGTGTTAATCTAGTTTCAGTGAGGGACAACCCATGAAAATCGTGATTAGAAAAAACAACCGCGCGGAAAGCTACATCGCCACGCTAGACCTACCACTTATGCAACAGCACCATGCGAAGTACCTTTGTACAGAGATAAATCTGCTACTCTGGACTCTAACGCAAGAGGGATTGACCTCTTGCTTCGCCAAGCTTGAGGAAGGGGAATAATGACACCACTTCAGGACATTTTGCAGTACACTTTCAAAAAGTACGGGATAGAGTACTCTTTCGCTTTAGTTGCAGCGATCGAGTATGGAGTAAAATTAGATCCTGAAAAAGTAAGGAAAGCGTACGGTAGCTGGGCTGTCACGGGATTGCGAAAACTTGAAGAACAATTGACAAAGGGAGAATAAAATGAGTAGGAACTTTTATCATGTAAGCGATGAGCACATCGCTATCATGACTGAAGCGCAGTATCAGCGCTGGTATCACGGGGAGTTGACCGCTGAGGATATGGATACCATATCGATATACGGGCCGTTAGTGCACAACGGCAAGCGATTGATGGTCGAGGTGTCATTGACCGCTGCTTTCGGTATCGAAGAATGGCAAGAGTGCTGGTGGAAGACTCCAGTATTCGGATGGGCGGGACGCTAGAAAAAAAGTTTCGAGGGGGATTGACAAGCAAACGACAATCCCCCATAATCAAAGAGTACCCACAAGGTACTCCAAACCAAACCAAAAGGATAACCATATGAAGATCAATAGCATTGAAGTCAGCCGCAAGGTTGACACCATTTTCGGTAAGCAAGTCGAGAAGACTGCTACCGTAGCCTTCCCGGTTTTTGAGTCGGTGGAAGACCTTTCTAACCGTTACTCGGAGGAAGCTCTTGTAGCTCTTGTGAATTTCAGTGTCCGTTTGCTGGCACAGCGCCAAGCTAACAATGACCTGAAAGGCGCATCGTCGGGCCTTTCCGAGTCCGATGCGGCTTCAGTGAAACAAATTCTCCGTTTCGTGAATCAGGCTCGCGAGTTGGACGAAGATCCAATTGCCGCGGCCGAGAAAATCCTCTCGAAACCGAAGTTTTCCCACTTGCGTGCGATTTTCGAGGGTAGCGGGAGTGGCAAGGTTTCCCTTGACTACAGCGGTACTGAGATGGTTGACGGTGCCGAGTTGCCCATTCTCCGAGCACCCAAGGAACGCGGGGGTGAGGAATAACAATCCCCTAGCTAAGTAGTTTTTCGTGCCATAAACCCCCGATTCGTCGGGGGTTTCTTGCGTTTAAGGAACCGGCGCTTATTGATAATGCGTTCTCATCATCGCCCCGCCCTTGCGACTAGTCCGCCCATCCCCAGCAATCCCCTCCAATCCCCTCCAATCGCCCTACGCTGGCCTGCAAGCGATTCCCGCCCGCCAAAGGTACCCTAGCATACCCCGCAACATCGACGCGCTATAGGTCATTGTACAAGGCCCGTGGAGCGATCGATACCCTTTCCGATACACTGATACTATCCAATATCCCACAATCGATTCTAGGCCCGTTCCAGCACCAAGAAACACATATCCCAACGCGCAACTCCCACAAGCTACCGCTACCAGCTACCGCGGATCCACTCCCTCTGCACCCTCAAGTACCTTTGAATCGCCAAGTAAAATCACCGTGTCAAGTAAAAAAAGCTGCAAAAACACATTTTAATCCAATAATGCAATTAGTTATTAAGGATGTTACTGAAGAGATTTGGAATCCAAACGGGAACCAAGCCGCGAATAGTCCCCAGTCGAGCCATACCTAATCCAGAAAAGGGGATGAGATGTTTAGCGCAACTCCCTTTGGAATCAATCCTTTGGAGCGAATAAGACTCTGCTATCCCCTAGCCTAGCGGGGTAACACCATGGGTAGGTATGTCTGCAAGGGGAGAGTTGATACTTCCTTACCAGAAAAAAGGATTAAGGAAGTGGTAGTATAAGAGATTAATATATTAAAATATATGAATATATATATAACTAAAAAAACAAGTACTTCTACTATACTTAACTTTTTTTACTGGTAAGGAACTCTCATTTGCAGCTACCTCGCACCCATACCCATGCCGTGACCTCCCGAGGATAGGGGGTAACAGCTACCCTATCCCGCTAACCCCTTGATTCCAGAGGGGTTAAGCCAAACAATCTTCCCCCTTTTTAGGCTTGACTATGGATTGACCCAGGACTATACTAGTAGGTGCCGATACTCCAAACCTAGAGAGACACTATAACCTACTTATGAGACTATGTGAATTCAACGAATGTGAAGGGGAAACCATCCCATTCTCTAAGTATTGTAAAACTCATCACGATAATATAGTGAGTGAGATGAAACGAGTCCGTAAAGAAAACTCGCAGAAAGAAGAAATAGAGCGCAAGCACGATTTTAGTACGCTTAAAGAAGCAAATATAGCAGGCCATATTCGTTCAATTCGCTTAGAGATAGGCGATAGCGTACGTATTGACGGTGAACAATTAGCTGCTAACATGCTTGGCGCAATGCCAACACTAAATCAAGCGGATAGACTTAAAATTATTATGTCTGCTCAAGATATGATGCAACATAATTTTAAGGAAAAACCAGAGTTGCTAGAGTTACTTGCAATTGAGCAGTTTTTCCAAACGTGTTTAGAGATTAGCAAATCTCTAGTACAACTCAAGAAAACTAAACTGGGCATTCAAACTAAGGATGCAATTATTAAGGCTAGCGTCGAATCGAAAGAACGGGAGCGTAAGGTTAAAACCAAGCAATCACTAGACAACATCAAAGTAACCAAAGGCAATGGAGAAAAGGTATTCTCCCACACTGCACTCGATTTAGTTAAGGATGTTTTCTACGTTAGCGAAGCATTGGATAAAGATTCAGCCAAGCTAATGAAAAAGCTATGTGATCGCATCCTAGTTTCAAGTGAACTGGATGCGTTAGATAAAGCTACAATGGTCGAATTGTTCAATAAACCATTGTTTGTTCCATTAAAGAAGTTTATCACGTTCAAATAACTTCTCCCACAATTGAATTCTAGATGGCGCGGCGTGCAATGCATTCCGCGCCATTACTTTTTGTAGCGATACCTTATGACACACTGTAACTCATGCAAGAAACTGCAATCTATCGCAGAAACTAAAGTAGTCTATGGCAAATCATTGCACAAACTAGCTTGTGGACATCTCGTTCCAGTATTGAACATAACGCAAGCAACTCCAATCATCGAAGAACCAATCATCGAAGAGATTATTCCAGACAATTGGCGTAAAGCATATGCATATCAACGTGACGGCGTGCTATGGGCCGAAGCTAACGGAATTCGTTGTCTCATTGCAGACGAGCCGGGATTAGGTAAGACGGTGCAAGCGTTGCTATTGCTTGATCGTAATTACGTCAAGTTAACACCAACGCTAATCATTGTTCCAGCCGCATTAACTTTGCAATGGTATCGTTTCTGCAATACGTGGCTATCGTCGCATAACCTTAAAGTTAAGCCTATTATGCACGTTGGCGAGGGTTTTGAGATTATGCCAGATGAAAACATTGTCATCATCTCAAGCGCTTTAATCGCGCATCCCAAAACACTCAAGTCAATTAAAGAATACGGATTTAAGTGTATTATTGCAGACGAATCTCACCATTTCAAGTCTGAGAAAGCGTCTCGTACACAAGCGTTCGTTGAAATATGCGAAGCTATTGAGCACGTTATTTTATTAAGCGGTACTCCACTAGTTAACAACGTCATGGAGTATTACACTACGCTCAAAGTACTAAACAACTCGCATTGGTACAATCGCTACAATCTTGCGAGACTTTGCGATACGGATTCCAAAGGTAAATTACTGGGAATCCGCGAATACAACCGCCAGTGGTTCTTCGAGCGGATTAGTAAGTATGTAATTCGCCGGCAGAAAAAAGACCATCTCAAGGATTTACCATCGTTTCGTCGCGACAAAACGTTTCTCAATTCCGACGATAAATTGTATGTCAAAACGTACAATATGTATGCAGACTTGATCGAAGACTGTATTACTAAAAATGACTTCTCGCAAGTCATTGGCATTCTAGCAAAGATTCGTCACATTACCGGATTAGTTAAAATCAAAGCCGTCTACGAGAAAGTTATCGAACTAATCGAGGGTACCGATGGCAAGATTTGCATTGGCGTGCATCACCAATCCGTTGCAACGCGATTGATTGATATGCTAACAGCATATGCCAATGAAGTAGGCGACGATTCGTTGATTCCATTATCCATGAATAGTTCGCAGAGTGTTTTTGAGAAACAAGCTGTCGAAGATAAGTTTAGAAATGAGAAGCGTATTCTCGTCGCGTCGATTCTTGCAACCGCTGAAGGTCGTAACATGCAGTTCTGTAATCAAGTCATCATTGCAGAACGCGAGTGGAATCCAGCCAAAGAAGAACAATTCGAACAACGTTTCTGGCGCAATGGTCAAACGCTTCCTGTTACCGCTGAGTATTTTATGGTAAAAAACACTCTCGATGAATGGTTAGACGAGATTGTAGATATGAAGCGTGAGGTTGTTAACAGTGGCGCAGACGAAAACATTGCTATTAATTACGATCTTATGCGCGTACTTGCCGGACGTATCACCAATACACGTTTGAGAGTTGCGGGCGTGTAGGACGTAGCGAGCGCAGCGAGCGGAGACAAGTTAATGCAGATATTTCTAATGTTGTGGTTAACCCTAGTTATCGGAATAGTATGTTTAGCGTTCTTACTATACCAAATACATCCATTACTTGGATTAATTTGTATATTATTCGCGTTTCGTGCTTGTAAGTAGGCTCATAGAATCCATAACAAACAACAAATAACAAACAACGAATAACTTTACATTTGTTGTGGATTCAATTGAGGTTATTTATGCAAACATTTCTTCCATTCTCTGATTTTGAAGCATCGCTCATGACGCTAGATTATCGTCGCCTAGGTAAACAACGCGTCGAAGCATTGCAAATTATTAACTCGCTAGTCGATCCGAATTATGGTTACAAACATCATCCGGTGAAAGCTATGTGGGAAGATTTTATTCCTGCGCTTAAGTATTATTGTAACCTTTCCATTTTACTATGGGAATCCAAAGGTTACCAAAATAATATGATGTTGTATGACGTCCCAGAGACTGTGGAAATTCCATATTTCTCGGCGGAATTATACCTCTCGCATCGCTCCAATCTTATTCGCAAAAACCCATTGCATTATAGTAAGTTTTTTCCTGGTACTCCAGACAATTTACCATATGAATGGGTCAAACCAATCGCATCTTACAAAATCAAAACGAGGTTATATTAATGACGCAAGAAGAGCGGATTAAAAACGCAGAAACTTTAATTAAATACATGCGAAAGTTTCCAAAGGTATTTAATATGGAGCACATTGCAATATCAACTAATCCAGAAGGAGAAACTTGTACTCTTTCTGCCCGCGAAGCTCGGCAAGCAATTGAAACTAACGAGTGTGGTTCTAGTTGTTGCATTGCAGGCTATATTGGCGCTTTAATAGCAGAGGAAATTCACTATAAAAGTGTCACAACATTAGATGTTAGACATTATCTAGACCTAGATCTTGACCTGACTTATGCGCTCTTCTTTCCGGGAGTAATGTACGGTCGAAGGCAGCAACACCATTTTCCTAAGCGCCATACCATTACTTCGAGCGATGTAAAAGTAGCGGCCGAAGCAATCAGAATCGCAGTTAATTTACAAAATGAGCGTGACAACGCGGAGAAGCAAAACGATGACGATTAAACAACGTACAAAGAACATGAACAAGTTAATTAAGTTCATGCGTAAATACCCGCATTCATTTAACATGGGCTGTGTCGGGTCCATTGTACCAACAGCCGAGAATAATGACATAAAATTCTCTATACTCAACTTGTATGAATTTCATGGAGCAATATCCACTAACGCATGTGGAGCAGCGTGTTGTATAATCGGATACACTAATGCAGTAACAAATGACGGCACGATTAACTCTGGTTTTACTCATGTACATGAGTTCCTTGGAGTGAGTGAAGAGGTAGCAAGGGAGCTTTGCTATCCAGGTCTAGGCACAAGATTTTATCCAGAGTTAACTTATGACACAAAAGACGTAGAAGTAGCAATTAAATTCATTAAAGAAGTTTGCGAGGAACAAAATGATTTACAACGAGCAAGAAACATTAACAGAAGAAGGGCGTAGATTAGACAAGGAAGTATTTAGGGCGTTGATTCCAATTGTGAACAAATACGCAGCAAACAATTCAACTAGAGAAGTATTCGCTGCAATAGTAAATGTAGCAGCTTGCATAGTTGCGGAAACATCGCTAAAAAAAGCTGTTGCTATGCGAAAAACAAGGCACAAACAAGCGCAAGAGGAACTCTAATGGATCTATTTGAAGCCGTAACTGTATTGTTGTGCATATTTGGCGGATTGTTTGTAGTTGAAAAAGTTGTCCAATGGTTAGAAAAGGAGTTTTGGAACAATGATGATGACATGGGACCAGGCTTTTAAGAACATCGACGATGAAGTTGCCCGGATTAGAGCAACAAAAGAATTTAAGGAGAGAAATTACGCATGTTTAGCTTACGAAGCAGAAGTTTTACGGAAATCAAAGTCGAATTCAATAGACTCTGGTGTATTTTTCACCATTCTCCAAGGTCGTTAACACGTCCCGTTCGTGGCGAGTATGAATGCTTAGAATGCAATCAGAGATTCAAGACACCGTATGCTTAATGAACATTTAACAGAACTAGACCGTTTGTGGAAGTTGTAGAGTATATTTACTGGGCATTTACCAAAGTGCCCAGTGGGCTATACTCTAGCAAAGGAAAACTATGACCCTAAAATTATTGACCCCAGAGCAGTTGAAAGAGACGATATCTGAGGAGCATTTCAACGAATTAGTTGAACGTGCTAGCATGATCGCCGCCGTTTCCGAATTGGAGGGAAATAGGAGGAACACGGGCCACTATGAACTGTATCGTGCTGCTTTTTGTTTGGGCTATACATTAGCCGTTAAGCACCATATGGATGCAAACGTGCAATGAAAAAAACAATCGTGTTCACTTCGCATACGCTAGGGGAGTTCTCGAAGTGCCCCAAAGCGTATGAATTTAGCCAACTTGTACAAATCGAACCGAAAGGTAAAAAGCAAGCGTTCGTTCGTGGCAAACTTATCGGGCGTTGCTTGGAGATTTACTACAAAGCTAAGCGCAGCAAATATCCTAAGCTCGATTGGCTCGTTAGAACGCTTGCAAACATCATCGGTGCTTCTCCTGGGCTAGATGATCTTGAACAAGAGAAGCTATCGTTGCGTTTCAGGAGTTATTGCAAGTTCTATGCTACCGAGAACTGGGAGATTATAGCTGTCGAAGAGTCTTTCTCCAAGATTCTTTACGAAGACGAGAACTATGTCTACGTTTACGAAGGAACCCCTGATATGGTAGTTCGCCTAAGCAACGGTCAATTAGCTGTAGTAGATCACAAGACTCGTTCCGTCGATAAAGACTTACTCGGGCTTGCTAACCAGCCGTTAGGTTACCTTTGGGCGTGCGATACTCAGTGGTTTACTTATAACTATTTTGGGTTGCAAGATACGGGCGACTCTAAAAAGTGGTTCAAGCGGCAATTCGAGCGTTTCAATAAGGTGTTGATTGATCGTTGGGTTCGTGATACAATCGAAACCTACCATCGCGCCGTGAAAGCTGCAGAACAAAATAAATTCACGCGTTCGTACAATTGTGATTCAAAGTACGGGGCGTGTCAATTTTACAAAATCTGCAACGAGGGAGATGAGACTGGCGAGCAGTTAGTTGTTCGCCAGCATTATCAGATTAAGGACGATACCTATGGAAGCTGGAAATAAAATCTGGACACTCCGTAAGATCGTTCTTCGCGATGGCTACCAAAGCAGTGGATATGCTTGGATACATCTTCCAAGTGAAACTGCTTTTGTGGTCAAAACCAAGGAATTTGGCGAAACGTTAACTGAAACAATTCAGTATTTGCATGACGCTTTGCTAGCTATCAATTCCGGAGATTGGTACTATGCCGAGTAAAAAGCACATTCATACGTACGAGCGTCGCAAAACACCGAAAGGTGCTAACGACAAGCAAGTATATTATCGTTGCTTAGATCCAGAATGTTCGCACCGTATCGTTCGTGAGGATTTATTTGGAAAGCGCGCGCAATGTCCGTATTGCGGTGATCTTTACATATTGGATCCACGCAAACTTCGCTTGAAACTTCCACATTGCGGATGTCGCGGGCTGGAAGCAAAGCCCGAGATTGATACAGACGAATTGATGGAACAAATCCTCAAACTACAACAGGAGAAATTTAACAAAGATGCCCTTAGTGAGTAGCCTAGAATCTTCGAATTTGACAGTCGGATTATTTGTTGGTCCGTCCGGGGCTGGAAAGACTTGTGCAATTGCAAGTTATGCCGCGTTAGGACCGATGTACATTTTTGATTTTGACGGACGCATGGCTGGTATGTTGGGCCAGCGTTCCGTACTTGGCGATCATTTTAAGAACATCGAGTATGATCGCTATGATATTAGCAAGGGCTTTCTTGAAGTCGATAAACGCTTAGATGTACTTGTGGCGCAGGCGCAAAACAATTCCCTCAAGTATAAAACCATAGTGTTTGAATCACTTCCAACGATGATTAACTCCTTCATGGAAATGGCAGTGCAACTCGAAGGCGTTAAGTCCGCTGGCATTCCGTCGCGTCTAGTTGGTGGCGTTCATATGCTGTCGCCGCAACATTACAATTGGGCGTCGCGGGCGTTCCGTGACTTAGTATACAATGGATTACGTCGATTAGTTGGTTGCAACGTCATTGTATCTGGATGGACGGTAGATCAATGGGGAAAACGCATCATTAAGAAGAGTGACGGTAGCGAATCCGTCGATGAATACGGTCCCAAGGAAGTTATCGGACGTAAACTACTTTTAACCGAAAAGATAGCCGAAGAAGTTCCGGGCTATTTTGACGAAGTATACGAATTTGACAAGCAAGATACGGGATTGCCTTCGCAGCCCACGAAGTTTGTCTGCAAGTTTCGCAGCTCGATTGCGAAAACCGCGCATGAAAACTATCCTAATTGGATTGATTTCACGAACAAGAGTTTTCACGCGGAATTAAATAAACTAACCTCAAAGGAAAAATAGCATGACTCAAGAACAAAACGCTTTGTTACAACGCGCTGGGTACTTTGACATCGTTCCTACACTCTCGTGCTCTGAAGAGTTTATCGACGACAATCCGATAGAACGCGACGATATCTTGGAAGACTTCATCGAGGATGAAGATGAAGATGAAGATGAAGACGAAGACGATGAAGACTTTTTTGCTGATGACGACGAGGATGAAACCATCGGCTAACAATTTTCGCTCTGCGGAGCGAATCGCCCGAAAGGGAACTTTAACTAAAAAGGAAAACAATTAAAATGCCTATTCTGAACATTACGCAAGAAGATACTAACAGACTGAAGAAGGTTGATCGCGGCTGGTACCTCAGCGAGATTACCAACGTCACCGCCAAGCAGAGCAAGAAAGGCGGCTTGAACTTTACCTACGAGTTCAAAGTTGTTGACGAAAACACGCCGATGAATGGTCGCTATGGTTACCGGT